TCGAAGGAGCCCCCACTGGGTGGAGGAGTTTATGGGAAATCATTTGACTTCTCAATTGGTGTGTGTTTAAGCACAGGTTGTGGGGTGGTTGTAGGTGGAGAGTCCGGTCTGTTCCCTCAGACCGTAATCTTTCATCAACACTTTGCCAATTGCTGGCAGTGACACATGCTGGAAGGTACTCATGCGGCCGAAGACTTCTTCTATCTCAACAATTTCGCGGTAGTCTAACTTGTAACGCTGCCACATCTCGTGTGAATGAACGTCAAAAGGTTCAGTCTGCTCTGCAGTCTTGTACTTGAAAATTGTTGTGATACGGTCGTCGATGAGAAATTGGGTTTTGTCAGAGATAGGAACTCTGGCAGCACTTAACTTCATGTTGTCAATAAGTGTGAAACTGACGTGAGGATATGCTCCTTGCAACAAAGCTCTCTGAAATGTTCGAGCTCTTGCGGCGATGCTTTCGTTCTTGCTTCCCGGTAGGTCTCCCTTGCAAGTGCCAGACATACGCAATAACACTCCGACGTTCATCAACGGCTGGATGTTGCCATTGGTGTCGAACACAGGGGAGTGTTTGAGGAATTGGATGTCGTGGTAGGTTTCGCAATTTTCACAAGTGACTACATACCCGGCCTTCTCTGCGGCTTCTCGGATGCCGGCTTCAACACTACCAGTGAAGGTGTGTTCAGCGACAGAGAGTGCGATGAGAATGTTGGCGAGGTTGTTGATCACTGTAGTGATGGTGGACCCGGAGTAAAGACGGGGGCGGTCACATTTGAGGGTGACGCGTCGTTTTGAGGATTTCGTTCGCATTTTGGAGGTGACATCTTGCACACGGATGGGGAGTTCGCATTGCTCAACGAGGATTCTCAGACATTCGGCCATGTTTTCTTGATGGCTCATTTCTGAGAAGAGTTTGAATAATGCTGGTCCGTGTGATGCGTCACAGGAAGCGATGTCCACATTGAAAGTGTGCACTACGCCGTTGATGCGGATGGATAAGCAGGAGTCGTCAGAAAAGTAACAGAAGAAAAATCGACCGGAGGGGTTAATCAGTTGCTCGAATATCCACTTCAACTTCTTTTGAGTGGGCTTCTTACAAAAGTAGATAGTTCCTCCCTTGTATTCGATCGGCTCTTCTTCCATCGCTTGTTTGATGAGTTTGGTGATGACAAATCCCTGCAGCGAAGCAGCAACCCCGAGATCTCCGATCATCCGACCGAATTTCCCAGGTTTAGCTATTTCGTCGCGCTTGAACTTGTACAGAACATGGCGGAGCCATAATCTGGTGGCCACCTCACCGGTGGTCTCTAATTCGTGCATCGCATTGATCCGAAGTTGTTTCTTTGGATGTGGATCATCATGATGCTCAAGTGCCTCTTCACAAAGGGTGGTGAATTCTTGCAAGACGTAGTCATATTTGGAGAAAATCTCCATCAATAGATCCTCATGGTCAGCAATGAATTTCTTCTGCTGATCAATGAGGTCATAATGGTATGATCCTCCGTCAATTTCTTCATGCTCGACACCGTCAATATCAATTTTGCGTAAGCGACATCCCGTCAGTCGCCGAAGGGCGAGTCTGACGTTGTGGTTGCTGTTCGCAAAGATGATACCGTTGTGTGCCGCACAAGGGCCGAAAAGGGACCGATAAGCCCCATCCCGTTTGATGCAGTCCTCGTCAGGGAACCGCACCTCCCCTTCTTGCCAGTATTCTTTTCCCCTACCTGTGGA